GGGCGGGTTATGAATTTGGATCTAATCGCTATCGTCAGTTCCCCAGAAGAACACCAAGCAAAGGTCGCGGAAACGCTGGCTACTTTATCTACCCAACCCTTCGTAAGATTCAGCCTGAATTGATTAAGAAATGGCAAGAAGCATTTTCCAAGATACTGAAAGAGTGGGATAAGTAATGGCTGGCAGTAGAACGCTCAAGCTCTCAATTCTTGCTGATGTTGCTGACCTTAAGAAAAATCTTGATACTGGCTCTAAAGAGGTTGAAGGCTTTGGCGGTAAGTTAGAAAAGTTTGGCAAAGTCGCAGCAGCCGCCTTTGCAGCAGCAGCGGCAGCAGCAGCGGCCTATGCAGTCAAGTTAGCCGTTGATGGGGTTAAGGCAGCTATTGAAGATGAGGCTGCCCAGCTTCGTTTAGCCAATGCCCTAAAGAATGTTACTGGCGCAACTCAAGCTCAGATTTCAGCAGTCGAGGAGCAGATACTTAAAACCTCACTAGCGACTGGCGTTGCTGATGATCAATTGCGCCCAGCCCTTCAGCGCTTAGCAACTGCCACAGGATCAGTAACTAAGTCGCAAGATTTACTGACCCTAGCTTTAGATATTTCAGCTGCTACTGGTAAGAGCGTAGAATCCGTTTCAAATGCCCTTGGTAAGGCATACGAAGGCAATACAGCCTCTTTAACGCGTCTAGGTGTTGGTTTATCCAGTGCTGAAATTAAGACCCTTGGATTAGAGGGAACAGTAAAGCAATTAGCTGAGACATTTGGTGGAGCAGCCACAGTTCAAGCTAATACTTTTGAAGGTCAAATAGCAAGACTTAAAGTCGGCTTTGATGAAGCCAAGGAATCAGTAGGATCTGCTTTATTGCCTACCCTTCAAAGACTTTTAGATTATTTCATTAACACAGTTATTCCCAAATTTATTGAGTTTAAAGATGCAGCATTAAAGCCAGTTACCGATGCAATTGCTAGAAATAAGGATTCTCTAACTATCCTTTATAACTTTATTAAAGACTTTGTAGTTCCAGTTTTAATCAATAACCTTGGTGGAGCACTTGGATTTATTGGTAAAGTCGCTGGCGGTATTTTAGATGTTATTGGCGCGGTAGTTAATGGAATTAAGAGCGCAGTTAATTTTGCCATTGATGCAATAAATGTCCTTATCCGCGCTTACAATGCCGTTCCACTTTTGCCTAATGTATCTACCATTTCTAAGCCATCTTTCTCAGTTCCTAGCACTCCAAGCAGCTCAACACTTCCAAAGATTGCTACTGCTCCAAGCCCAAGCGTCCCAGCAGCTCCTAAGCCATCCACTACTCCGAGCGCTCCATCGGCTTCCACTCCTAGCGCCCCATCGACACTAGTGCCGAGCGGTAATGCAATTCCTTCTGGGTTTAATGTCGCTAGCACAGTTGCAGCTAATCAGCAAGGCAATGTGGTAATTAATGTAAATGCCCCATCAGTAATTGATGAAGAAGGCTTTAGCCGAGCAGTTGCTCTAGCTTTAAATAATAGCAATCGTAGAACTGGTGGCGGTGGTTCAAGTCTGATTACGCAGGATGTCCAATGACCGCTTGGAGTCCAGTCTATCGAGTTAAAGTCAATGGCTCTACAGTTACTAGCGCAACCCTTAGCGGACTTACGATTACTTCAGGCCGCGATGATATTTACTCCCAGCCGCTTGCTGGCTATTGCAGTCTAACCTTAATTGAAACTGCCGAGGCATCAGTTTCTTATGAGATTAATGATGCAGTTACTATTGAGGTGCAAGATTCAACTGCTACTTATGTAAATCTCTTTGGCGGTTTCATAACTGATTTAGGTATTACAGTCCAGACCTCTGGCTCAACTGCTACTAGCCAAAGAATTCAGATAACTGCTGTTGGAGCCTTAGCTAGACTTAATCGCGCTGTCTATGTGGGTAACTTCGCGCATCAATTCGATGGGGATCGCATTGAAGAACTTTTAAGCACAGTTTTATTTGACCAATGGAATGAAGTGCCATCTGCCGAGACTTGGGCAACCTATGATGCAACTACTCAATGGCAGGATGCAGAAAATAGCGGATTAGGTGAGATAGATACCCCAGGAGATTATGAACTTCACTCTGAGAATGACTTGGACGATACAGTTTATTACCTAGCTTCTCGCTTTGCTACTAGCGGACTTGGTTACCTTTATGAAGATTCTGAAGGTCGAATCGGTTATGCAGATTCAACACATAGATCGCAATACCTAGCAACTAATGGCTATGTTGATTTAGATGGCAATCATTCAATAGGCCCCGGACTTTCAATTATTAAACGAGCTGGCGATGTTAGAAATTCAATAACTATTAGCTATGGCACTTCAGGCGCAGAAGTTACAGATGAGGATGCAGCGTCAATATCTGATTATGGACTTCTTGCCTCTACCATATCGACCACTCTTCGCAATCAAGGCGATGCTGAAGCTCAAGCAGCCTTCTATCTACTCATCCGCGCCTATCCTCAATTTGCCTTAAGGCAGATAACCTTCCCCATAGCCAGCGGTGAAATCGACAATTCAGACCGAGATAACCTTCTTGGCGTATTTATGGGCCAACCGCTAAATATCATCAACTTGCCAGCTAATATGGTCGATGGAGAATTTCAAGGTTTCGTAGAAGGTTGGACTTGGACAGCCAGCCTGAATCAGCTTAACTTGACTCTAAATGTCTCGCCTATCGCTTTTAGCCTTCAGGCGTTTAGATGGAATTCAGTCCCAGCGACTGAAACTTGGAATACAGTTAGCCCTACTTTGGACTGGCTTAACGCTACAATAGTTGCATAGGAGACTAAATGGCAACCACTACTAATTATGGCTGGGATACCCCTGACGATACCGATCTTGTCAAGGATGGCGCAGCTGCTATTCGCACTTTGGGCAGTTCAGTTGATACAACAACAAAGAACCTAAACCCACAAACAACTACTGGCGCAATTGCTTATAGATCAGCAACCGCCAATGTAAATACTGCTCTACCCATAGGAACCGCTGGCCAAGTTTTGACAGTAAATTCTGGTGCAACTGCTCCTGAATGGGCAACTGCTACTAGTGGTGGTATGACTTTGCTTTCAACTACTACTCTTTCAGGAACTTCAACTTCTATCAGCGTTACTCCAACTGGATACAATGAATTAAATATCCAAGTATCTGGAGTAACTGCTGCGTCTGATTTTTATTTGATAATGGGCGTAAATAGTGATGGCACAGCTACAAACTACAGAAATGCAGGCTTTGCTAACTTAGGTTACGGAGCAACTGCTGATGGTCTTTGGAAAGATACTTCTTTAGCAGGACACATAATTTATCTAATTCCTGGCCAAAATAGTGCTGAGTCAAGCGATACTAATAATGCGGCAATGATAACAATTGGTGATCCAAATAGTGTTTTAAATAAATGCATTTTTACAACTTCAGCGTTTCTAAACAATAGTGCCCATAGAACACCTGAAATTAGCTTTACTAATTATGTGACAACAAGTGCAATTTCTACATTAGAATTTAAATCAGATCAAAGCCTTACTGCTGGCACAGTAAAGATATATGGAGTTAAATAATGACTAAACCAATGATTAGATTTCACAACACAGAAACAGATGAAATCATTGACCGCGAAATGACCGATGCTGAATATGAACAGTATCAGGCAGAACTGAAGGCATACGCAGATGCTAATGAGGCTAGAGAATTAGTTAAAGCTCAAAAGGCAGCTTTACTTGAGCGCCTTGGCATTACTGAGGATGAGGCTAAACTGCTTCTAGCATAATCTTGAGGGATTGTGCTAAATAATTAATATGCCTAAACTATGCGCAGCAGGAATTCAACTTCGGGAGCAAATCGATGACGATTATCCTGATAGGGATCGTAAGTCTGATGGCTGGGTGGCTGATGCTCGGCATCTTGCAAAGGGCAGTTCTGACCATATACCAGACGCAAGAGGAATCGTCAGAGCTTTAGACATTGATGCAGATTTAAACGCCCACAAAGAAGAAGCTTATGCACTAGTTGAGAAGCTTCGTAAATGCGCCAAGAAGGGCGATAAGCGCATTAAATATATTATCTACGATGGCAAGATTATGAGCCCAATACTGGGCTGGAAGCGGCGTAAATACTCAGGGGCTAATCCGCATCGTAGTCACTTTCATATATCATTTACTAGCTTGGGAGACACAGATGGCAAATGGTTTAACCTCGAAGGAGAATCTAATGAGAGACCTAAAAAAAGCCGCCGAAAGCTGGGGCAAAGCATTTCTAGCAGCAGCTCTAGCGACTTACCTAGCGGTGGGATTCGACCCTGCTGCCATTGCAAATGCAGCTCTAGTATCAGTCTTGCCTAGCATCATCAACTGGCTCAACCCTAACTACGAGCGTTACGGCAGAGTCAAGTAATGCCAGCACCCGAGCTTGCAACCCTAGTTGCCTCAGTATTGGGATCTATAGCTCTACTGATTGCTGGCCTTCGCTACATAATCAAATTGGAGAATATTCCAATAGTGTCGCGCCTTGATAAAATGGAGTCTCAGCTAGAATTGGCCCTAGCGAAAGGGGTCAGAAATGGCAACGCGAAAGCGCGTAAGTAAGAAGCCAGTGAAGCGTCCAAAGAGACGCAGGACTAGTAAAGAAACCCCATTAACAAAGCTTGATTTCTGGGCTATTGCTGCCAATGAAGTTTATAAAGCTTGTCGCAGAGCAGGAATGGATGAGGGCACTGCTTTGGCCTTTGCTATGGATCGCAGTTCTTATCCCGATTGGATAGTCCCCGCCGATGACCCAATTAAGAAAATTGGTTGGGAAGATGGAGAAGAGGACAACTAATCTACTTTCGAGAGGTTGAGCTCTTTGAGGCTCTCAAGTCGCTTTATCCAGACTTGACGCCCTTATCAGCGACCGACCGAGCAGATGGCATTACCCACAATTCCTATATCGAGCTTAAGTGTCGTAGGACTCATTACGATACTTTGATGATTGAGAAGAAGAAGTGGGATTATCTGGCCGATATTAGGGCTAGGACGGGCGCTAAGACCCTTTATATAAATTCAACCCCTCACGGGGTCTATCAGTTTGATTTAGGGGCTCTAATCGAGCCTGAGTGGGCTTTGAAGCGGTTGCCTATAACTACTGACTTCGGCAACAAAGCCACCAATGAACGACTTGCTGGGTTTTTAGATATACGACTCGCCGACTTATTGCTGGTCTAAATAGATTTAATCAAATACATTTAGCCCGTTAATCCATTTAGGGATTACAGAACGGGAGCAAAATGGTAAATAAAGT